GGAGAAATTGATAGAAACAATAAGTAGGATAGGGAATGCAGCCAAGGCATTCACAGATTTGTTTGGTACTCTAGCATCAATTAGACAACAAGAACTTGATAAGGAATTGAGCACCTCAGAAGATTTGTCTGATGAGGAGCGGAAGACAAAAGAGAAAAATGCTGAGGCTGCATTTGAAGCAAACAAGAGATACACCATTGCTGGCATAGCGCTTCAGACTGGCTTGGCGATAATGAGCGCTTTTGCTGAGCCTGGGATGCCGTTTGCACTAAAAGCAATAAACGCAGCAGCCGCCGCTGCTACAGGTGCAGCACAATTCGCAAAAGCAAAATCGCAGAACTATAGCGCACCATCTGCTCCGTCAGCAAGTGGAGTTTCGTCACAGCAGACTAGCAATACTGATAATAGACAGATAACGATAAATGTAACTTCTGGTACAGCTTCTCCAGAAGATATAGCTAAGGCGATATCAAGTTACATTGATAATGATGGTATAATCATCAACCCAGAATCAGCACAAGGCAGGGCTTTAAGTGTCTAACACGACAGTAAAATTTTATCCAAAAAGAAACCTAATTAAGCCAGCTCAAGAAAATCAATTGAAGCTGGCAACTGCGCTAACTGTAAATGATGTTACAGAGATCACTGTTGAATCTGGGACAATTCCTTTAGCAACTCCAACCTCTGGTTTTATTCTTGTCCAGAATGATTTCTATGAATGGAGAAGAATATCTTATGAAGACATCATTGGTGATTCGTTCATTGTCAATCTAACTGAGAGTGATGATGATAACGATTTCGAATACGCAACAGCATCTGTTGGTAGAAACGTTTGGATCTCAGATCTCGATATTTATTCTGAATATGCAATACAATTAACACTGAGTCAGTTCAATCAGTCTCCATCAGATAGAACAATGCAGTCAGAGTCGCTTTCAGGCAGGGAAGTTTCATCTTTGTTCAATGCGAAGAACACTTACTCATGTGAGGTTAAGTTTGTCGGTGTTAATGATGAGGTATCGACAGAGGAGTTCGAGATGTTCAGGTCATCGGTTATGAATAAAGAAGATTTCATTCACACAAATCTTGACGAGGATGATAGGGAAATGACTGTAACAATGGCAAATAGAGGATCGAGAGATAGAATAGGTAATAACTACATAAACAAATATAACTATCAGTATTCTATCTCAGAGGTATTAGATGCTTAATATTAGTGATCGTTTTTTAGCTGCAAATGTAAGTAACAGCAGAGAGCCAGCGTTAGTTATCGAGGTTCAAAATGAAAATGGAAACATTTACTTTACTACGTCAAAGCGAATAAAAATAGTTGATGCTGGATCTCACAGGTTTGATGAGTGCATAGTATCTGCAACTGGCGGATCTCAGAAGATAACGCCAGAAAGAGGCCAGTCAACAATTGGTGATTACACCTTCACTGTTATTGACCAAGGATTAACTGATTTTCAACGCATCTTACTATCATCATTTAATGATACCCTTAATAACAACAAGGTTATATTTCATTACGGATTAATGAACATTCGGTTTGAAGATTACGTATCTCTTCCGCCGCAATACATAAATGAAGTAAACCAAGATGTAAATCAGTACACATTCAAGACAAGTGATACTCAGAGATTTATTCGGCAGAAGGTTTTTGGATCTAAGTCAAAAACAACTTTGGTCAAAGGTATCGGCTTCGCCGATGCAACACCTACGTCAACAAAAGAAATTGAGGTTTTAGATAACGCCGCCTTCAATGCCGTGTTTCATGATAGCAATTGGGTTGATGCGCCAGGAAGGGAGGTTGGTTATCTCGTTGCTTCCGGAACAGACTCAAATGGAGATGATGCGCTTGAGGTTATCCGCTGGTCAGGAAAGACTGGCTCAAATAAATTTGTAGTTGATGGAAGAGCTTTATTTGGCACAAGACAGATAGACTTAGCTGGAAGTCAGGATGGTGGATCAATAGAGCTTGAGGAATTTATTTATTTAGACCTTAATATTCCTAAAATGATCTTGGCGATAATGAATGGCAGTCTGTATGGTGACGCAGGAAAGCGATTACCTGACAACTGGAATGCAGGCGTATCGTCTGTTTTTATAAACACACCATCATTTGAAGAAATTGGCGGAGATCTATGGGATTTTAATCTTCAATTTATTGGGCTGAAAGAAGATTCTGCGAAAGAATTTATATATGAGCAATGCTTGAAGCCATTCAACCTATTCATGTATATCGATCAGGATGGTCAACTATATCTTAAAAGATTTTCAGATATACCTTATGACGCCCCAGCCGAGATCACGATAAACAATGAATCTATTTTAAGCTCCCCAGAAATCCTGAGAAATTCAAAGGCAATAAGAAACGTTTTTAGGGTTAATTGGTCTTGGGATTGGAAGGAAGAAAAATACGCAAGAGAGAATGGCTACATAGATGCTGACAGTTTTGCAAGAAACAATATATGGTCTGAAACGCTAGATATAAACATAAAAGGCATAAGAAATAGAGATACTGATAGTCAGGCTATTATATCATCGCTTGCAGAGGGCATAAGGGCAAGATACAGCGAGCCTCAAATAAAGCCTACTGTATCAGTGCTAATGAGTAGTGCGATAATGCTTGAGGTCGGATCTATAATAAAGCTAGATCTAGCAAATCAACCTGACTTTATATCAGATAGAAACCTGAATATGTCGTTCGAGGTTCAAGGTATTTCTTGGAACTTCCTTGAAGGAACAATGGATCTTGATCTGTTTGGAAGCTCGGGCAAAGCAACACCTATTGATTTCGATCTTGGGTCTAATTCCATAGATGTTGATTACGGTGCTATGGGCTGGACTGCAATTGAGTCTGTCGTGTCTGGAACTCCAGATGAAAATACTTTTGTTATTGATCAAAACCAAACAATAGGATCAAGAGATTCAATAACATTATTGCATAATTCTTTTGGCGACATTAAGATAGCTGACGGAATAACTCTAACCACGCTTGGCACTGTTTGGTTCGGGTGCAAAGACTTTACGATAGTTAATACTGGCAAAATAAACGCAAAGTCAGGTGGAGTTATCGGCGGTAAAGGTTATTTCGGAGGAGAAGATTCAAGCCAAGAGGGAATGAAGACATCGATAAAATGGAAAGGTTTTGGCCCATTCAAGATCCCAGACAGGTATGTCGTTAGGCAGAATCCTGGGGAAGGCAGAGGATTAATTGGCGCTTCTAATTCAGTTATTGAGAAGTTTTACCCGTCACTTAATAGTGATGGATCAATCTCAAAACTACCGACAACCACAAAACTGTTTGGTAACGGCGGTGGAGCTGGTGGTGGATTAAGAAATTCTGCTGGACTTAATCAAGGATTGTATGCTGGAGGAGATGCGGTATCTGGCGGCGGAGGCATAGCATTTTGTGTTAATAATTTGTTTTTTGATAACGCAGAATGTATAGATGTATCTGGCAGTGATAATGACCCAAGCGTAGCGGTTATTGGTGTCGCTGGAACTGACTATGCGGCTGGAGCAGGTGGATTTGGGTGGCCGGGAGCTGTGTTGTGCTTTATTACAGATATAACATCACCAAGACCAAATCTGTCTGGTGCTGGTGGTGCAGTAAAGGCAAGAGTTGGTAATTGGTCTGAAATATCAGGGGTAAATAAGCGACCGAAAGAAAATGGTGATAGATCTTACAAAACTGTATCTGGCGATAACTTTGCGCCATTACTTCCAAGCGGAAGGGTTGAAGCTGGAAAGGATTATAGTGCAAAGTGCTCTGGCTCTTTCTATGTCAAGAAAGATCCTGCGTTCTCGCCTGTTGCTGGCAAAGATATTATTGAGAATACTGGATCTCCGGTTATAAACATCAACCAGAAAATAAACTTTCCAGATAGTCCAAAGGGTGACAAGATTACCCTTGAGTTGACTGCAACTGCTGTCGATAATAAATTTGGTTTTGCTTTTTTCGATTACAGAATAAAAGGACAAACCGCTTGGTATCCGGCAAAATATGGTTTAACAAATGAATCCACTGTAGAAGTTACCGCACTTGGTGACACCTATGAAATAAGAGCAAGAGCATACAATACACAGGGTACGGCAGGTGGTATTTCTGCTGTTGAACACACTGTCCCTCTTATAACAAAGAATCCAGATGAATCTGCTGGTGGAAATGATGTTCCACCAATCGAAATCCAAGTGCCGACTGTAAAAGGTCTTGAGCTGGTCAATCGAATTGATAACAACGAGAATTGGAATCAATGGAAGTCACCTAATGCTGAATTCAAATGGAAGCGATCTGCTATTTTAAATGCTGGCAGCATTGTGTCAATGAATGGCGTAGAAGACCTGCACCTTAAAGGTTACAACGTCAGAATTAGACGATCAAAGGCAGGAGAGATTCTTCGAGAAGAAGAAATCAAAGAAAATATATACACCTACACTTTTGATAAAAACAAAAAAGATACAGGTGGAAGTCCAGTTCGTCAATTCTATATAGAAGTTCAAGCTGTAGCTAGTACAGGTCATTCGTCTACGTGGTCTGGATTTGATGTTGCAAACCCTGCTCCGGCTGCTGTTACTGGAATATCTACAGAGATCGGCTATAACTCGTTCAATGTTAAGTTTGATTTGCCTACAGACGTTGACTTTGTTGGTGTTGACTTCTATCTAGTTCAAGGCACTGGCAATCCGTTCACTTCGACGCCTTTGCGCGTTCAAGGTAATACGGTTTCAATTGAAAACTTAGCTCAAGGAACAGAATATAGATTTGGATTGACAAGTGTCGATCAGTTCGGCGTAGGTAGTAGCTCGTCAAGTGTCGCAGTAACCACCAAGCAATTAGCAGCTATTGATGTGGACGGTCTTGGGCCTTGGGCTACAGTTGACGGAGCTAGCTCAGCATTTATTCAATCTCAATTTGAAGGTGGCTCTATTAGTGAGGCTCTAATCGCTGCTGCTGCTGTTAGTCGATCAAAGATAGCTGACGATGCTATCAATGCTGAAAAGTTAGAGGCAAGTGCTGTTACAAATGAGAAGCTAGCCGCATTAGCTGTCGATGCTGCAAAGTTGGCGAATAGCTCAGTTACTTCAA